TCAGTCGGAGATACAAAGCATATAGCCGCGCTTGGCGCAGATGATCGAAAGCCGGTTAAACTCCATGTAGCGGCGGAGGGCGTCAGGGTTGCGGGTGTCGGCCAGTTCTGCCCGGTGGCGCTGCATATAGCGGCGCTGCGTGGCAAGCTCTTTTTGTGCTTGACGGTCAGACAGACGGAAAAGCGTGTAAGTGGTCATAGTGTGCGGCCTCCTGTTTTGTGTTGTGTTTTGTGTGGGCGGTTTTGTGTACCCATGAGCGCCCGCCCCGTTTGGGGCGGCTGGGCTTGCACCAGCGGCGGCGGGTGCCGTCGGCCTTGCGGGTTGCGTGGGTTAGAACATGGAAATTTGCTCACATTCTGCGGCGGGCTGTGCAGGGGTGGGAGCTGCGGCGGCCTGCTGCGCTGCCTTGCGGGCCTTGCGTTCGTCGGCCAGCTTTTTGTTATAGGCGGCGATCTCCTCCGGGGTCTTGGCCTTGGGGGCGTCGTCCTGCCCGGCGGGCTTGACCTGATCGCGGGTGAACAAGTGCGCCTTGGCCATGTAGTAATGCGGGTCGGGGGCGTCGGCGTCGGGGCCGTTCTGCCCGGCCTTGGCGGCCTCTGCGCGGGCGGCCTTGGCGGCCTTGCCGGGGCGCTCGGTGTACTTCCACAGATCGCAGGTAATGGCGGCGTGTTCGCCGCGCTTGACGGAGTAGCCCGCCTTTTTCCACTCTGCAAAGGTGTGAATGGGCAAGCAGCCCTTGGCGGCCACGATGGCCTGCGCCTCTGCCTTAGTGTAAATGCCGTGTGCGATTGCCTGATTGATGATGATTTCGTTGTTAGTCATGGTGAAAACCTCCAAAATATTTTTTATTAGATCGGCCCGGCGGGCTTGCAGCGGGCCGGATGTTTTGATAAAATGGGGGTAGCCGCTGACAGGAGCGGCCACCCTTGCGAGGGGTGAAAAGGGTTCAGCGCTTTTGCCGGGGCTGAACCCCTTTTTTATTTCCCTGCGCTTGAGGTGGGCGGTGTCGTGCCTGCAATGTATTTCAGGCAGTCAAGCACCTGCGCCGGTGTCATGCCTTGCGCCCGGAGCCAATCGGCCAGCCGGTCAAGCTCTTTTGCTGTCGTGTCGTTCATGGTGTCCTTTCTCCTCCTGTCCGGGTATTCAGCTTGCGGCGTTCGGTTGTGTGCCGTGTCGCTTGCTGTGTCTGCATGGTAGCACGGTTGAATGCCGTTTGTCAAGCATTCAACCGTGCTTTCTGCGTTTTGCACAATTCGGCACGGTTGAATGTTGTGCAAATTGCACAGTTGAATGCCGGACGACAATGTGCTATATTATTTATAATTAAAACAACAAGGGGGTATTATATGCCAATATCAGAGGCAAAGAAACGAAATAACGCGAATTATACGGCGAAATGCGATTATATAAACATTCGCCCACTAAAGCCGGAGGGGGCAAAGATCAGAGCCGCCGCCGAAAATGCCGGGCAAAGTCTGCAAGGATATATTTTGCAGGCAATCCGGGAACGCATGGAGCGCGACGGCCTGCCCATCGACCAGCCCGCCGCCGATGAAGAAAAATAAAACAGATCAGCACAAAAGCCCCTGCAAGCTCACCGCCTGCAAGGGCTTTTCTTTTTCCCACTATTCACACCACACCACCAGCCAGCAGACCGCCCACCACCAGCAGCACCGGGCAGCAGCTCACCAGCCAGCACCACATCACCACCCCACCAGCACCAGCCACAAACACCACCAGCCAGCACACCGCCCACACCCAAACACACCGCACCCGGCGGAACACCAGCGGCCAGCGCCGCCGCCCGGCAGGCCGCCGCGCCGACGATCACCAGCGGAACGCCCGCGCCGCCTGCGCAGTTACTAAACGCCCGCGCACTATACCGCCCGCGCGGTAATTACTAAACGCGCCTGTACGCACCCGCGCCCGCCCGTGCGCGGTAGGTACTGCGCGCGCGTACATTTAGCTTTGCGGGTTCGAGAGCGCAAAAGTTGGGTAGGTATGAGGGCGTTTTTTCACTTCCCCTTGGGCCGGACGGAAAAAGTAAGGGGGGGGTCAAAAAATAAAAATGGGCAAAAAAATAAAGGCAAGCACAGGTTTGTGCAAGCCTTTTTCAATCCTGCATATCGCCGGTGAGCCATTCAATGGTCACGCCGAGAACGCGGGCAAATATGACAAGTTCATAATCGGTTACAAAGCGCAGACCGGTTTCTATGCGGCTGACGGCCTCGCGCCCGATGGACAGACCGGCAAGCTGTAACTTGGCGGCCAGTGCGTCTTGCGACAACCTTTGCGCGGTGCGGGCTTGGTGGATTCTATCGCCGGAGATATTGGCCTTGCCCTCGTATGTGTAAATCTTCAAACCTTTTCACCTCGCTTTACTTGACAATAGCATTTTTTACGCTTAATCTTGTAATAAAGATTTACAAAACATAAAAAAGCATAGAAAAAAGTAAAAATGATTTACAGATGAAGCGGAGGCCGGGCAATATGAGAAAGCAGCAGGAACGGAGAAGCGGGCGGCAATGGCTGGTTGCGGTGCTGGCGGTGGCGCTGGGGCTGACGGTGGCCGGGTGC